CTGTTGGTCCAATAGATCCTTCAACACCAGTAGGTCCTGTAGAACCAGTAGATCCTTCAACACCAGTAGGTCCTATTGGTCCTGCGGACCCTTCAACGCCAGTAGGTCCTATTGGTCCTGCGGACCCTTCAACGCCAGTAGGTCCTGTTGGCCCAATAGATCCTTCAACGCCAGTAGGTCCTGTTGGTCCGGTAGATCCTTCAACACCTGTGGGTCCTGTTGTCCCGCCTGAACCAGAAGGGGGTCCTGTCGGCCCAGTAGGACCGCTATGAAGACTATACACCCATTGGTTCCCGTCGAAGAGCATAACTGAAGAAATAGGCGGGTCCCCCGATTGTATTGGAATTCTATTGAATAATACAGCATTATCTCGTATTGACATTTTCAGTTAACAGAATAAAAAGAATAAAAAATGTTAACGTTTGCACTTTATCTTGTATTTACGGGACTTAACTGTTTCATTTTCTTCAAACAGTACTTGCCGACATTACTTCAAAATATTCAAACATTTGAAACGATGAACAGTGTAGTAAAAAGTCGTTCGGCTATCATTATATCTTTCTTAGTTATAAAATATATTCAATTGAGACAGAAATGGTTTAATAATGTTACTTGTCTTTCCGGAAATAGGTATCAGGTTGATGTTGTCTTAAAAGGAAAATTAGTAAAATTTATTGTCGAACCCCACGAAAACCCGCCAGCTGGTATATTTGATGAAGCTTTTGAAAAATGTCTCACAGATGAATTTTTACCATATTTTTTATATGCTCCTGTTAAATTTTCTCCAGAGATAGTTGGCCAAAAGACATTAAATCTTTATTATAATTCTGGGCACCTTGTAGAATTGACTTTTTAATCTTTAAAACAAAATATAAACAAATGTCGATAAAAGATTATTCAGCGTACTTTATACCTGAACAATGTATGTTTGGTGCCTATCCTACTCAAAATCAAATACAAGAACTGGAAGAGTTAGGTATAGATATTATTGTTGATTTAACTGAAGATGGAGAAAGGAACATAACTCCCTATCAAACCAAAATGGAAGTAATCCGGTTTCCAATTCCTGATAATAAAATACCTCAAAATTATTTGGTTTTTTATGATTTTATGATTTCTATTGTTGAAAAGATTAACGAAAATAAAAAAATTTATATTCATTGCAAAGCTGGTCATGGTCGATCTGGAATATTAGTTTCTTCTATTCTTTGTTATTTACATAATTTGACACCTCTTGAATCTTTTAAAAAAACAAATTATTATCATTCAACTAGATTAATTCATGCTAGACGCTTGATTATGAATGAATATTGGAAAAAAAGAGGATCTCCTCAGACACCAGAGCAAAAACAATTTGTTATAAATCTGTTCAAAATTAAATTGTAAGCAATGTTTTATTTTTTGACATTTATGTCAAAAAATGTTTTCTGTACGAAAAAATAATGATTGTGAATGGAATAAATTTCAAAACATATCTTTTTGATACTTTAGAATCTGTGAAGGAGAGAGTTTCCGTACAATTTTTTCCTGATGTATTAAATAAATTTATTAATTTTGTTCCTAAAGAATTTTCTATTTCTGATCCTGCTACTGAAATACAAGCTATAAATCTTATTGCTCCGTTTTTGAATCTTTCTGGGGATTTTCCTAATCAGCTTTTTCACAGGTCTTTCAGTAACCAAGAAGAAATTAAAAGAGAAGAGGTCGAAAAAATGTTTGTTTTGTATTATAAAGATGTCCAAAATATTAAATCAGCAACTGGTGCCCAAGAAGAATTTATATTTGCTGTTTTAAACCAAATTAACGGCTTGTCCAGTATTGATGCCATTCAGGTGTGGAAAAAAAGAAACGATGTAAAAACAAAAATTGCCCGGGAAATAAAATTATTGAAGGAAAAAGTAATCCAATTCGAGAAAGAAGCTCGAGAGTTCGAACGTATTCAGTCTGTTGAAGTCAGTGATTTTAACCAAACACGCGTCGATATCAATATGACGTTTAAAATTCCTAAACCTTTCATTACATTAGAAAATTTTTTCGACAACGCTAAAGTTACTAAATATACACCATTTATAATGATGAAATCAGGAGGAGAGGATCCATTTTATAAAATACTCAACAATTTTTCTCCCTCAGATGAATGGATTACTTTAATTTTGGACAACGTCATTCTTTTCAAAATAGATCACGAAACACAATCAACAAAATTAAGAAAATATTCGAACGCATCTTTAGCGGTAAGTGAAGATCGTGAACCAAATACAACTACAGTATTTGTCAGCATCAATGTCCCAATATTTGAACAAAACAAATCTAAAGAAACATTTATTAAACGTTTTTTTGAAGCTGTGCCTCTTTTATCTTTTGAAAACATGGTGTCAGAAAAAGAAGCTTTTATAACAGGGTTGTTTTATGTCCCCCACCACTGTAACCCAATTATCTGGTCAGATTTAGCTATGAATAATAAATTTTTTTACAATATTTTTATTTTGAATGAAATAATGATACCTTCTCGTATTAGAATTCTGTTCATGTATGTTTTAGTTTCTGTCAGAATTAATGGTAACAAAAATGTTTTGAACAGTAAAAATTATGACACTATTAGCCTAATCTCAAAAAAATACCTAAAAGGACCCGCTCCTACAAATTTCAAAACATTTAATGGTTGTTATACTAGGTTCAGAATTCAATGTCAAACAATGAACGACGTTGCCCGTTACAAGGCCATTATAGGAAGACTTTTTACAATTTATTTGAATGAAAAAGATACTCTAGCGCAACAATATTCATTTTATATTTCTACTTTTTCTCTTCAGGAAGAAGGATGTGATATTTCAGAAGAAAAAGGATTGAGAGAAATAGTTCCAGATTTGTTCGTTTCTTCGTATTCTCGTAAATGTCTAAAACCACCCAAAATAGCGTCTGACCAAGAAGCGGAACAGTTAGTCAGAAAAGGAAAAACAATTATGAGATATCCATTATTTGGCGAAGGTGTTGAACATAATTATTACTGCGATTTTGAAAATTATCCTTTCCCTGGTCTTAGAGTTAATACTTTGCCGAATAAAAATAAATACTCTTTCATTCCTTGTTGTTATACTGTGGACCAGAGCAAAAAGAAAAATAGCAAATTAAATCAGTATATAAAAAGTAATTCGAAGACAAGACGATTTACTGATTCCATTTTGGATGAAAGTGATGTAAAACTTTTACCTGATGGTCTGAAACAATTTTTTTCTCTTATAAGTTCTGACCCGGAAACATGTTTTGTCATACTTCAGCTCCCAGAACATAACTTATCGTTGATCGAAGCTGTTATGAGTGCTATGAAAATGGAAAAAGATGGCGAACAAGGTATACGAAAAGACCAGGTAGTCCAGGAACATTTGCGTCTGCTGAAGAAACCAAATATTATAATGGCCGCTCAGCAAGAATTGTATGATAAGACAAATGAAGAAATATTGACCATGATGAGAACCGAAAACATGGCCCCGTCTTTATTTATTCATATGATGGAAGAAGCTTACAATATAAATATTTTTCTTTTCTCTACCGAAAACAACCCGAGAGGAGAAATGATTATTCCTCGACACACCTCTTTATATTACAAAGCAAAACCCACCAGAAAAACAATCATGTTGTTGCAGACAGAACGCGGTTATTGTAGTTTAATTTTTCAAACAAATCTTAACATCCCCAGCCAAATAACAACCATGTTCGCTCCGGAGAGTTCTTTAGTGAAATCACTTTGGGTTATTTTTTCCCGTCTTTCACAATCTTTTGTACAAGATAAAGTTATAGCACCTTTAATTATTCCGGAATATTTTAGAGCAGACGTTGTTGCTCAGTGGATAGATTATTTTGGGAAATGCAGAATAGTTCTTTTGAAAAACAATCTTCTGTTGATGACCGACCCGCTTCCACCTTTCGCAGTTCCTCTTATTACCAAAATAAATAGAGAAACAAATCCTGCAACTCTCATCAATTATATAAACAACCGCAGATTGAGAATTATTGAACAGAGAGAGAAAACGGGGAAAATACGCGAAATTTCAGTTATGATGGAAACTACAAACATAATATTTTTGGTTGATTTTAATCTTCCTGTAAAAAATATACCTTTAGTTAAAAATACCGAAGAATATCAAGACATTTTCAAAAGTATATTTAATCTTGATCAATTCAACTACAATAAGAAAATCGCGTATGTTCTGTCACAATACGCTATTTTTCTTTTTTCAGAATTTTTACATCTCAACAAGACCACAAATATAGATGAAGCCGTAAATGATATAAACATCAGAGAACAAATTATACGTAAGTTTTCAGAAAAATTTATCATTGACCCCAGATATAAATATGTAATGATGGATAATTCTATCTTTGATAAAAATTCACAATTCGTTAAAAATGGCAAACTCGTTGTAACTTCTGAAGAGATGAAACGCAGGCTCTTGTACATTGTTCATTCGTATTGGATGGGCCACCAAAATGAAATAAAAGATTATCACACAATGACGAATATACCAAATTTCTTTGAAAGTGTGGTTGATTTCAGTTCTTTACCGAACGCAGTTGTATTGAAAGGAGAGACGGCTGTAACAAATTTGTTTGCAACAGGAATGAACAAACAAGTTCTGAAAACAATTCAACCAGAACTGACTCAACCCTACTTTTTCTACTCAGAGATTATTGACCCAGCTGATCAAGACCCGAGACTGTTTTTAGCTGTTAATTGCAACAAACTAATTGATGGTATAAATTTTATCAAGTTGTGGAATAATTACAATTACAAATATATTCAAACATTTGAAGGAATTGTTGACGAAAAAGACAACGTTGCTGTGTACTCATATGTCAATGAAAAAGATATTGTTATGATCCAAACACCCACAGATGTACCAATTCTCCCTGGCGCAATTCTCGGTTATATTTATAAAGATCAAAAAATGTACACTGCTCTTTTACCTCTTTGATAATCTATTCTATTTTTCCGACGAATATCGTCGCGTTTGCATGCAAGATGTTCTTATCCCGTTCTCGAATCTTTACATCGGGTCTTATTTGATCACATATGTTTTTGAGTACAGGAAGTAAAATTAGCCTTTTTGTTTTTATTCCCACATCATCAAAAACTTTTTTGGAAGAAATTTGTTTTTTAAGACACAAGTGTCGTAAAAATCAGGAGATGATATTCAAATTCAACCATTGTTTCAACAAAATCATATGGATATTCAACGCCGTTTTTTATGTTAATGACGACAGTGCAACAAAAGTTTTAGAATCGGTCATTTTTGAATCGAATTGCTTGTATTTTGCAAATACCTGAAACTAAAAATAAATTGATATAACGAGGATATTACGTCTTCAACCAACACGACGAATCGTCATCGAGTTCATACGGTCTGACGCGAGCACAGCGTTCGTTGTGCCAGTTCCAAACCGTACTTTAATCTGTGTGCCGGCAGTCAGCTCTGTAAGACTGTGTACATAACCTTGCGAAAGTCCGTTGACGGCTACAACAGAGGGTATAAGCGAACGTTTTCCAATCTGTGCGTTGGTCACCGCATTAACGAAAAAGTGTTGGCCTGTACTCGGTGTGCCTGTAAAACTACTAGTGATGATCGATTCGAGCAGATAATACCCTGCTTCGACTACTGTGACTACACCAGTCGTTGTGTTGGCAACAAACCCTCCGCCTAGATCAGTTGTTGTCACCGTGTCAAAGAGAACGTCAACTATAGCACATTAATTTTGAAAAAGTCTGGAATACTCATTTTAAAATAATTAGTTAATTATCATCGTTTTGTTGGCGCGTGTGTGCGAATTTCCAGTAATCATCTGAACCGAACTGAAAGTCGTCCACCATGTCGGCTTTTAACCAAAAAACGCATTTTTCCCAATCATTACTATCAGTTTGGTTGTTAATATACAGACATGTGTAATCTGTAGTCAGTTGATCCATTAAAGCACAAAATATTTTATAAGTTGGTATAACAGATGCAAAATTTTTATATAATCTATCCCTGTTACTCAAGTTGGGTTCTCTGAAAATAAATACACCATCAATGTTAGATCGTATAACAGGTTTAAAATCAAAAACATACTGATTAGCAAAAATAGAAAAAAGATTCCAATGACGAGAATTTTTAAACAATCCTAACATCAACGGGTCATTGAATATTTTTGTATCATCCATGCAATCGTCCATTACTAAAACTAACCACGGATTATCTAAATGCTGTTTAGCCAGTTTTTGCCTTTGCTTCACATTTTCAATCACTTCTTTTTTGTAACGATCATATATGAACAGTTTTGGAAACATTTTAGAATAAAAACGATTACTTTCTTCAGAACCTGAAATAACTACACCCGCAGGAATAAGATGTCTTTTGGACCATAGAAGATATTTTATAAGAACTGATTTCCCGGAGCCTGGTTTACCAATGATTGTTAATTTAGTGCCTCCTAAATTACTCTTTATACTTTCCGAATTTGGACGAATAATATCTATATTGAGTTCGTTCAAAGATATTTTTTTTAAAGCCATTTTGTTTACGTTTTCATTTCCATAAAACATTTTGTCGTCTATGTCTAGTACCCATTCTGAGGTTTTCACGGGCGTCCGTGGAAAGGTAGTCTTCACTTTCAGTGAGACCCAAAGCATCTAATTTTCTTTTTTTTGATATTATTGAATCTATTGGAACTCACAATACTCACAATACCGTGTGAATCTGAACTCATAGACGTCTCGGGGCGTCTAGTCATCACCCTCAGTGAGACCCAAAAGCATCTATTTTACTCACAGTTTAAAATAGTTTTTAAGACACAAGTGTCGTAAAAATCACACATCCGTTTTTTGGAGATGATATTCAAAGCGAACTT